TATTTAAAATCTTTTTTGTAATCAGCAACAGCAGAAAAAACTTTATCTTTCATAATACCATCAAAGTCTTTATTTGCTTTTGTGAATTTTTTATCTAAAATGTTTTGAAAAATTGTTTGTTTTAAATCACTCATCGTTATCCCTTTCAAAAAAATTATCAATATTATCTCTCAATATATTTTCTTCAATATTATATTTAATAGACGCTTCAAAAATAGATTTATTTAACTTATTTATACCATATTTATCTGTCAATTTAAAGGCATAATGAATAGCCTCTTTAATACTATTTAAATTAGGCACAGAAAGTTTCTTTTTATAATTTTCAATAAAGCTAGATTTTCTTAATGACATTAGAAATCCTCTGCGTCTACATCTACATCATCTTCATCAGGCACTTCTTCTTCTTTTTCTTTATCAATTTGTTTTTGCATTTCTTTTATATCTTCATCTGTTTGTTTAAGAATATTTTTCTGAACCCATTCTTTACTAATAAACTTACCAATATATTCTTCCATAGATTGCAAAATTTCAAATCGTTCTCTAATAATTTCATTGTTCTTTAGTTCAGAGAAATGTGAATCTATTGTCCAAATATAGTCAATATCATCTTTGATCTCAAACCAATCCTCTTCGTTAATAATACCCTTCAAGATTAATTGTATTCTTAACAAATCTGTGAACAAATGAGAAAATCTATGTCGTAACTTAGCTATGAACTTAGCAAACTTAATTTCATCTCTATTAATTTCTGATGCTCTACCAAGATTAAAAGCAGTTTGTTCTGTTCCTTCAATACGGGAAATTGGAACGCTCAGAGATTGATAGAGTTTCTTTCTAAAATATTCTATATCTTCTATTTCACCAAGATTCTGTCCTGATGGTAATGTAGAAATTTCTGTTCCTCGTCCACCATCTCTCCGTGGCAACCAAAAATCTTCCAACATTGACATTTGTTTTTTCTGATCTTCTACTTCACCTGTAGAAGCATTATATATTACTTTCTGTTTATACTTATCCATTACAGAACGTAAATATTGTTCTGCTTTTAGTTTAGGTAAGTTACCAACATCAATATAAAAGATTCGTCTTTCTGGAGCTCTTGCAAGTCTGTATATAACAAGAGAATCCTCAATCATTCTAAGTTGGTTGTATGGTTTAATTGATTTATACAAATAACCTATAATGATTTGTTTTTGATTGTCCACCATACCAGAATGAACATAAGAAATAGAATCAGGTGCAACACGAACTAATTCTGATCCAGCAGTATTAATAAATGATTGATTACTCTGTGATGGTGTATATACAAAATATTCCTGTGTATCTACTACCATTTCTACATTTGTTACTGGATCTTTTTCTTTTTTTACTTCGTCAATTTTTTGTATATTTAAAGCATCAATTGGAACTAATTCTTTAATACCGTCTTTTACTTTATTTTTATCAATTATAATATGATGATATAATTTTCCATCAACATACCATTTTTTAAATAAATCTGAGCCTGTTTTATTAAAATCTAAAAGTTTTAAAATAGATTTAAATTCATTTGATATTTTAGTTTTAATACCATCACTTTGTTCAACATTATCTAAAGAAAGAGAAATAGTAGTCTTGCCATCTTCATGAACAACAGCTTCATTGACAACATCAGAAATTGCTAAGTCAACTTCCTGTGACATAGACATTTCACGATATTTCTGAATTAAAACATTTTCGTCTTTAGCATCAACACCTGTATCCAGGTAATGACCATAGACTCCACCGCCCTCAACGACTTGTGTTGCACCATCAAGATTTTCTGGTGTTACAAATGTTTTTCTTTTCTTTTTATCTTTAGATTTTATTTCAAAACCAAATAACTCAAAACCAGCCATATATTTTACCTTGTTATAATATTAAAAAGAAAGGGGGAGAATTAACTCCCCCTTCATCAAAGTTAAATTTGAAAACCAACACTAAATGGGCCAATATCAATTTTTCCACCTACAGAAATATCAAAACCATCACTTGAACGTGAACCATCAAGGCCTTGTCCATCAATTATAACATTATTGACAGCGAATCCAACAGTATATTCTTCTACTGTGTCATTACCATCAGATGTTAAATCAATAGCCGCTACAGATGTTGGGAATATATCTTCCAAAACGTAACGTCGCATTACGGTACCACTACGATCTAAATGTAGAACAGTAGCATTACCATAATAACCGAGATCACCAGAATCAAAATCAGAAACATTAGCACTATGTGCTGTAATTCTATGTGACCAATTTTCAAATGCTGACCTATGTTGCCAATCAACATCATTTAAAACTGTTACTGTCCATTCCTCATATGTTCTATCACCGGGAACTTTAAGTTGTCTTCCACGATATGGAACATCTATAGCACCAACAGTTGATGCTGGAATAGGAGCTCCTTTGCAGAAAAAATGAAAGTTACTAAAAAATTCAGGACCTTGAATATCTACCCTGAATAGATTGGGTCGCACCCCACCTTTAAAATGTGCTGCGAAATCTGAGATTGTAGCCATGTTATTACTCCTTTAAGTTTGTATATATTTATAAGATTTAACCACCGATTTCTGTAAAAGAAACATCAGAACGAGCGGCAATAAAGTTCAATTGAATGTAGTTAATAGACCTTGCTGGTTTAACATAAATGTCACCAACAAAATTATTAGTATCAATTACTTCTCCTGTATTATTAGAACTGTCACATACTACCTTAAAGTCAGTAATACCCCGCCTACCTTGTATTTCTCTCAAGAATGGAGTAACCATATTTATGAATTGTGAACGTGTAAATTCATCGTTGAACTCAAACAACATTGCTTTAGCAGCAGTACTGATTGCTTTTTCGAGAACAATAAACAAACGTCTTACGTTGATTCTATCAAATGCACTTGGAACTGTCTGCATTGTTTTATCACCCCAAAGAACTACACCAGCACCTCTTTGTGTAATCAGAGGGTTAATACCAAGCTGATACATTGCATCACGGTCTGCTTTAGTAGCTTCCCAAGACAATTTAACAATGTTTTTAATTCCACCACGATTCAACCCAGCAGGTGACCACCAAGCATCATTCGTGAAATCAGTTCTTGCACACAATCCAGCCGTGTCACCGTTCATTGGAACATAACGGAAAACATCATTGTATCGGTCATACTGATATTTCCAAGCACCATCCATAAATGCATATGAAGAATCACTACGAGTATCTAATTCTGTTGAAATATTAGCTGTCTGAGCTGTTCCAGCAGTTACTACTGAACCCCTTACAGGTGATACAAAGGCAACGCAATCTTTTCGTACAGATGTAATATTGTCAACAATATAATTTCCTGTAGATATTGTACCAGGTCCTGCCATTACAAGAGAAACATCTACAGCTTCTGGAGTTTTGAAAAGAGCATAACCAGCCTCAAGTTCGCCAGGTGAAAGTAGGTTACTATCAACACCACCAGCTAAACGACCACCCGGTGTATATGCTGTTCCACCTGTTGAGAATACTCTAAATACGTTAGCAACTTTTGAAGCACCAGCAATATTATTACCATCATCTGCAAGTGCAGTCAATTCTTCATGATTTCCCAACCAAATATATGATGATTCATTACGCAAAACATTTTTAACGTAATTAGAAGAACCATCAATTCTTTTAGCATCAGATGCTTTACTTACGAAAGCATGTTTCTCTAATACTTCACCAGGTGTTCCTGTCCATTGTCCATCTGCATCAATAACAATAACGTGCATTTCATCTTGTGAACCACCAGCATTACTACAATCCGTAGATGTTCCGGGCGCACGATCAAAATGTGCTTTATATGCCCATGTAGCAAATCCTGCTGAATCACATGCTTCTGCAGTCAAACTATCTCCCAACTTACCGGGATACTTTGCAACAAACACTTGATCTGAGAAAGTATCAGTATCATAATCAGTTGCGTTATCTACATTTGCTGCGGTTGCCGCACCACCATCATCTCCAACTACTGCGTTCTTTGCAGATGCTCCAACATTTCTAACAACCAAAAGATTATTAGAATATGCAAGATAATTAGCAGCTGTAAGAAACCATTCTGCTGTGTCATCATTTGGTTTACCAAATACTTTTACTAAATCTTTTTCTGTAGTGATAGATGTTCTCTCCAATACAGGACCCCATTGAAAACCACCAGCGATAGCACCGATAGATGTGGCAACATTAGGGACTACTGTAGTAAGATCAATCTCACTAACATTAATTCCTGGGCTTACTTGAAACGCCATAACATTTCTCCTTTACAATAAATTACATTTTTTATATTGATATAGTTTTCATCATACTCATAATTTATTACTCTACATTTGTCCAAATTGTTCCTTCAGAATCTATTTCGTATTCTTGTTGATTCAATCCATTATCAATAATTCCAAACGGTGTAGTTAAATCATCAAGTTCACTTAATTGATTTTTATAAAGATTATCTCTAATATTTTGATTTGATAATTCTTTAAAATATTGTTGGTCTACTAACCAAGCAAATAAAACCAACGTCATCACTAAATCATCATTTGCTCCTTCTTCTGCAGAAAAAGAATCTGCACTAGAAACAAATGTTGTTAATTCTGAAATGATATCATAGTCTGGTATTAAGAGTTTATCATCTTCTATTAAGGCTTTTAAATTGGAACAACCTATCTTTTTCATAGATTTTGTTGTTCGTACGCCAAATTGTGAATCTCTTTTACCACCTACAAATCCACTTAGTTGTTGCCCATGTCTTCCATACCACGCTGTTGAAAACAGGTTTTCGTATTCCAAATCGTGATGGAGAACATCGGAAACTTGTGAACCGATATCATTTACTTCAATAAGAATATAAGCATCATTATACTTCTTACCTATAATATTTATAATATTAGGAAAGACCAGCGGTGCCACGAGATTGCTTCTATATTTTGCTACTATTTTATATGGCATTTCAGTAATATCAAAGACTGTAAAGGCAGAATAGTCTATTCCTTGTCCACGAGCTACATCAACTGTAATAACATATAAATGAGAAGATTCAACTTCTTTAAAAATATCTACATCACTTTTTCTATGTAATGGGTCATTATATGATAATTCTTGTAGTTTTTCGTATGATATCAGTGTATTTGAGGAACCTAAGAACTCTGCTTCATACTCTTGTCTAAAAGCATCTGTTCCAATTGTTGATTCAATCTTTTTCTTCCAGTTTTGATCACGATCAGGAACATTACTCCAATGAACTTTGAACGGTGTAAAATCATTTTTTCCATTTTCAGCATCATTCCAATACTTGTAAAACATATTGAAACCATTTGGTGTAGAAACAATAATAACTTTTGTTTCTTTACCAGATGAAATAGTAGGATAAACAGAACGAATAAACTCATCAGCGATATGTCTTTGAACATGAGCAAACTCATCAAGTAAAATACAAGAAAAAGAAAAACCACGAATAGCACTTGAAGATGTGGAAGAAGCTATGATCTTACTTCCATTCTCAAGTTCCAATGAACCCTTATTCCATTCCTTGAGTCCTTGTTGAAGAAACTTAGGAAGATGTTGATATGCTATTTGTATACGACTAAGTAACTCTCTTGCTGTCGCTGCTTTATTAGCAAGTATACCAACTGTTTTAGATTGATTGAATAAAACATAATGTAACAACCAACCAAGTGTAGTAGTTGATTTACCAACCTGTCGGCCAGTTTTTACTATAACATTTCTATTATCAGTTATAGTATTGATTAAATCTTTTTGAAAGGGGTATAAAGAAAAGGGAATAAGACCTTCGTCAACATGAACAATTTTTGCATGATTTTCTAAAAAATATACAATATCATCACGACACCTTATATATTCTTCAATTTCTTTCTTGGTGTAATTATGTTGAACAGCTGCTTTTTTTAATAGAGTATTTCCTAAATATAGATCACTCATAATTTATTTCTTTTTATTCAACAATTCCTGTAATTCAGCGGTGCTCCCAATAAACAAGCTGTTGTTTACAGTTGATGGGTCTTTGACTTCTTTCTCAATTTCTTTTTTAGTTTTCTGTAAAACAAGAAGTTCTTTAGTTGTATTTGTTAAACCATTTATCAATTGTCCAAGTACTTCAAAAGACCTTGGACTTTCATCTGCTTTAGCAATAGATAAAAGTTCGTCTAATGCATTGTTACCTTTATCAATAAGAGTATGATATTGTTTCTGTGAAAATTCATATTCTGTTGTAAGGTCTTGGGTTTTTACTTCCACATCAGGAGATAATGGTTTTTCTTTTTTAACTAACTCCCCTGTGATGTCGAGGACTTTATTTAATTTTTCTACTGTGGTTTGTTTCATATATCAGTAATTGTTTCAGTGAAACCATAATCATCATCAGCATCAGCTGTCAATGGGTCTGGTTTAATATCAATATTTCTATTTAACTTATCAAAACTAGCTCCAAGATTAACATCCACTTCTCTAATAATTCCACTGTCACTTTCTTTACCATATATATGACCCTTAATAGTAAAGGTCAAAGTATGTATCAAAGCTCGTCTTGTTAAAAAATCACCTTCATATGTGTCCTCGGTTGAGACACTATCTAATATAATAGGAATATCCCTTTTAATTCCCATAGTAGACATTTCATTCATAGCAACATGAAACTCTGGTGTGAAATATGGAAGTATTTGTTCTAATATTTGTGCTCCATCATCACTATATTTTACCATGATACTTAAAGTAACATTAAAGTCATATGGAACAGGATTAAATATACTAGTCAATTCTGTATAACCTGTAACAGTACCTTTTGTTTTTTTAAATTTCTTTGTAGTTTGTAATTTTCTTACAGGATCATAAGCAAAATCAGTAATCTCAAAAGACATTCTTGGTAGTGTTATAGAATATTTTGGATCATCTATACCAATTGATTGATTAAGTTTAGCTAAAAACTTTTCAGAAGGACCATAAGAGATAGGAACTTTAAATTCACTATCAACAGTACCATTAGCTTTTGTTCGTTTAATAGAAATATCATTAAAGATTGTTCCAAACAAAACTACTATATTACGGATATTTTTATTATAATGGTATTTTCCAAACATTATAGATTACCTTCACTGAATGGATCGCTTTCAGAGAAATCTAAAATAGCATCTCCATCAGTTTCAAATTGTCTATTAGATTCAAAAGGAATATTAGGAATAAACTTACTATCAGATGATGTTAGTGCCCATACTGCATTACTCAAAACACCAGTAGTATTAGTACTAGCAGCAAAAGTTCCAGTCACATCTTTAACTTTTAAAGTCTGTGTTTCTTCAATCCATGATACTACTATTGCAGTTGCAGTTGCATTTGCTAAATTAGCACCTTGATATATTTCTTCATCAACAATAAAATTCCCCGTTCCTCCAGTATCAAATATAAGTTCTGTGTATATAATAGAAAGTGTATTATCAGCCATATCATCAATATTTTCCATTCCAGTATCAAATTTTTCTTCACTATATTGAAACAATTCACAAGTCAATTCATATACAAAGTTTTTACCTAAAGCATAAAACGGCTTTTCGTGTTCAACAAATTTAATTTCAAATAAACCTTTATTAAACGGAAAATAAATTAGATCACCTTCTCTTGGTTTACCTAATCCAACTGCCTTTGCAAATCTTTCTTTATTTACTGTTAATATAAGTTCATCTCTAATATCTAATCCAAACTTAGATGCTATATCACCTTCTCCACCAAACCCTTCAACACTATTTACATACATTTCTATATCATATGAGGCAGCAAATTTTGATAAAACATCTTCTCCTAATACTAAATCTTCTTTAACTAATGTCCTTGGAAGGTAACGAACATCAATTCCAGAAATTTGTATAGTTTCTTTGGTTAAAGAATTAAGTAATTCTTGTTCTGGTAATGAATTAAAATTATTGAAATAATTATTAGTAGCCATATTAGCCTATAAGTCCATCTATTGGAAGTTCGTAACGTAAAGACATTTCTTCTTCTATTTTATTAATTTCTTCAATAGCTTCATCATATATTTGTTTACCATTCAAAGTAACACCAGAAGGTAATTGTACTCCTTCATATTTAGAAAGATTGCTTCCCCACTGTCTTTTAATTAATGCTGTTAAGTATTTTTTAAGAAACATATCATTGTATACTTCAGGCCATGTATCAGGGTCAAGTGATCTGTATGCTTCTATAATAAGAATAGTACCAACTGTAAATTTATTAGTCCAATCAGTTTCTAGGTACATTCTATTTTGTTTTCTATTAAACAATAATGTAGGTTGAATAGAAAACAAATGAGATACTAATGAAAAATTAGTTTGAGACATAGCCCAGTTAATCATCGTAGAACTTTGGAAATTTTCTAAATCATTTAAACGTAATTGATATTCCTCATTGAAAAATCCAGTTTGGAATGCATTGAAATTTGGAATTGGAAGTACTCTGAGGACACTGATAACAGGATCAATAACTCCTATATATTCATTATCAATATCATTTTGTGTTACTGTATGCTTTAAGAAAACCTTTTCAACACCGTCAAAGTGATACTCTTGAAAAAATTCAATAGCATCATCCACTCTTTCTGAAAGTTGATCCTCGTCAACATTGATTTCTATCAGAGGTTGTCCAAGCCTTCTTAAACAATAATCTATTAAATTTTGTCGTGTTGTAACTGCCATTTGTTATTCCTTTTTATTAATAATTAACTGCCCAACCGTGAAGTTGGGTTTCCATTGAACCACTAGCTTGACTTGCCCATACAGCTTTAAGTTTTACTTGCGTTCCTGAAGTAACTGTGGTCTTACCAAGTTTCACTTGTTTAGTTGTGCCACTAAATGTTTGAGGTGTTTCATAACTTGCGGCTTCAGTCCAATTAGTACCGTTATTGGCTGTGAAATAAATCTTTAAGTGTGTTCCTAATGTGGCTGTGCCAGCATTATCTTTATATAAAATTACTCCTGATACTTCTGTCGTAGCCGCTGGAGCAGTTTGGGTATCACTTATGAGTGTTCCAG